AAGAGAAGGTTATTCATGCTCAACACTTGCGTTGGTCATGTTAAGCAGTTTCTTGGTATTGATCATCCTTTTATATGGACTCCCTATCAACTATACAAGTACATGAAGAGGTAATACCATGGGTGGAGGCAAAGCACCAAAACCAACAGCAGAACAAAAAGCAATGGAAAGAGCGCAGCGAGAACAGTTAAATAAAGAAACTGCATCTAGTGAGCGCAGATTAAAAGCTATTGCACAAAAGAAAATAGGCAAAGCATCTCTACTTGGAACACCTATGCAGCAAGCTGAAGGGCCAGCAGGGCCAACGGTTACTAAAGATTATATGGTATCTAAAGACGGTGGTGTTAGAAAAATGCCATTTTTTACTAGATTAGCATCCGCAACAAAAACAAACGCGATGCTTAAGTAATGGAATTACCTAAAGAGCTTGGTTCACTGACGGACTTAAAGCGAAGAGAAGCTAAAGCATTTGAGGTGGCTCTGCAATGGCACAGTACACTTGATGATGTTTACGAATACTTTTTGCCAAACCGAAACTTATTTCAAGATTATGCTCCAGGCCAGAAGAAGATGGATCGCATCTTTGACTCTACTGCACTTGAGGCAATCCAACAGGGCGCTAGTAAACTGCAAGAAAACATTGCTCCTATCTGGTCACGCTGGGCTACTTTTGAGGCTTCTAATCTTGTTGTTAAACAGCTTGAAGAGGGTGACTTTGATGTATCTTTAGAAGACATACAGGGCAACTTGCATATTCAGGCAGAAGTTATCTTTGATTACATTAACCGATCTAACTTTGCTACTCAGTTTTATGAGCACGCACTTGATTTGTTAGTAGGCACAGGCACTTTGCGCATTGATGAAGATCAAAGCGATGAGATGCCCATCATCTTTAATGCTATTCCACAGAAGGGGATTGCTTTTGAAGAAGGCCCACACGGAAGCATCGAAACACATTGGCGTAGATTTAAAGTTAAAGCTCGTAACCTTGAGCGTCAATGGCCTGGATTTAAGCCCTCTGAAAAAATAAAAGATGTTATTGCAAAAAGCCCAGAAACTGATGTTGATATTAGCGAGGGTGTTGTATATATGCCCAAATCTAAAACCTACTATGGCTGTGTATGGGTAGGCAAAGAAGATCGCATTAGTTGGATGGAAGACTTTGGCACGTCCAGCCCTTGGGTTACAGGTCGTTATAGTAAGGTAGCTGGTGAGATTAGGGGTCGTGGCCCAGCACTACAAGCACTCCCTGATGTACGCTCACTCAACAAAGCCAAAGAGTTTGTACTCCAGAAGGCCGCTATTGACCTAGCAGGTATGTACACTGCTACCGATGATGGCGTAACTAACCCCTACAATTTGAATATAAGCCCAGGCATTGTTATTCCAGTTGGTTCTAACAACAGCAGCAACCCTTCTATTCAACGCCTAGATACAGGTTCTAATTTACAGTTGGCACAGTTTGAAATCAATGAGTTACAGATGTCGATCAAGAAGGCCCTATTCAACGATCTTCGTGATCCTACTGGTGCTGTTCGATCCGCCACTGAGGTTGCCATCGAGTCGCGTGAATTGGCTAAACGCATCGGCTCTGCCTTCGGCAGATTACAGACCGAAGTATTGATCCCTATTATTAAGCGCGTAGCTGCTATACTTACACGCAGAGGCATCATTACACCTATCGAGCTAGATGGTCGCCAGGTCGCTATTAAGTTTACTTCTCCACTTGCCAGAGCGCAGGACGGTGAAGACATCTTGAGTGTGCAACAGGCTGTTCAGTTTGTACTTCAGAACGCTGGCCCAGATCAAGCTAAGATTGGTTTCAAGCTAGAAGACTTTGGAACGTGGGTTGCCGGTAAGACTGGTATGCCTCCCGAGTTAGTTAGAAGTGATATAGAAAAGAAACAAGTTATTCAGGCTGGCGCTCAGGCTGCACAACAAGGCATGAATGTTAAAGGGCAACCGCCTACTGACCAAGGACAAACTGCTTTATGAGTTGGGAAGATTTAAACGGTCATCATGGCTTTAATCATGAAACTGCTAAGAAAGCTAACAATGCGGCCAGGGAAAAGGCTGCTGAGTTAGCGCAGGCGTACAATCATTGCTTTGCTACACTAGAAGGCAAGAGAGTTTTGGAGGATTTAACACAGCGTTTTATCTTTCAGAACAATACCCCATTTGGTTCTGAGAATGCCAACTATGAATCCGCATATCACAATGGTGAAAGCGGTGTAGTTAAGTTTCTTATTAACCAGATACAACAAGCTGAAATACTTTAATCAAAAAAGGTAACACCAATGTTAGAAGAACAGGCCGCACCCGAAACAACAACAAGCGACACCCTGCTGGATGCAAGTGCTCCAACCCTTAATGAGGGCGAGTATTTCTTATCCGATGGTATCAAGGGATCAGGCGACACCCCCGATTGGTACAAAGGCGACAAGTATAAGTCTGTTGCCGAACAAGCTAAAGCCTATACCGAGTTAGAAAAGAAGTTTGGTGGATTTACTGGCGCACCTAAAGATGGCTATTCAGGCCCAGAAGGCATTGATGGTGATGATGCCCTACTGCAAGAGCTTACTGAGTTTGCAACAAAAACCAACATGAGCCAAGAAGCATTTGGTGACGCATGGGAATTGTTGTCTGCCCAGAATGAAGCTGTACAGCAGGTATCTCACGAACAAGAGATTGCATCACTGGGGGATAATGCTCAAGAGCGCATTAAGAATGTTGAGGGCTATCTAAAGAACAACTTAGATGCTGCTGACTACGAAGTGGTTCGTGATCTTGTTACTGATGCCAAATCTATTGAGCTGGTAGAGTATTTGGTTCGTGCCACTGCACCTACTAAGCTACCAATTGACGGTGGTGATCATCCTTCCGGCATGACATGGGGTGACATTGAAACAGAGATGTTTAAGAAGAGCGATAATGGGCAATTGTTACGCAGTATTGACTCTAATCACGAAGCCAAAATCCAGAAGATGATGCAGGAGTTTGGTGGCAATAAGGTTCACACACGCACCTTCGGTTGATCTTCGGTTGAGTTTATGGGGTGAAAGGTGTATAATCGGAACACTGGACACCCCTTTCTATTAAGGCCCAGTAAATTTAGGTTGAATGCTGACCAAGTTTACTCGGGTACTCAGCTAAAACCTTGAAAAACTTTTTATTATTTATTACTCTTTTTCGAGGAAATCATTATGAGTAAAGTATTATCATCAGTAGCGGTAACGGAGTTTGACAGCCTAGTTAAACACGCATACCAGAACGCTGGCCTCCTTCGAGGCGCTGTAACTGTACGAAACAACGTTGTAGGCGATACCTACAAATTCCGCAACATGGGTAAGGGTCTAGCTAACCAGAAGTCTACTTCTGATCTAGTAACTCCTATGGATGTATCTCACGACTTCGCAGTAGCAACTCTGTCTAACTGGAATGCTCCAGAGTACACAGATATGTTTGATGCCGCGACTGTAAACTTTGACGAGAAGCAAGAACTAGCAAGCACTATCGCTCAGTCTCTTGGTCGTCGTTGTGACCAGCTGATCATTGACGCAATGAACACTCTTCCTGGCACACAGGCTTATGCCGCTACTGTAGCTGCTGGTACTACTGGTCTGACTATGGATAAGGTTATTCAGGCTCAGGTTGCTCTTCGCGCACAAGGTGTACCTAACTCTGATCTGTTTGCTGTTATTAATGCTGACGGTCTGAAAGGACTACTGAATGACGAGAAAGCTACTAACTCTGACTACCAGAATGTTAAAGCTCTTGTTAATGGCGACATTGACTCTTTGGCTGGCTTCAAGTTTATTACTGTTGAAAACCGCGCTGAAGGTGGACTAACTGTTGATACTAACGTAGTTGATTCGTACTTCTTTAACCGCGATGCTGTTGGCCTTGCTATCGGTATTGACATGAAGACTGACGTTGACTGGATTGCTGATCGTACCTCTTGGTTGTGTAACGGTATGTTGAAAGCTGGTGCAGTTTCACGCGATGCTTCTGGTATCGTTAAAGTTGAATACAAAGATAACGTATAAGGGGAATTGATTATGGCTTTTGAAAGACAAGGTTTATCAAGAATTGGAGGTGCTGGTAGTGGTGGCACTTTATGGATGTATAATGCTTCTGAAGCTCCTGACAATGCTGCTGGCCCCGTCCTGCAACTTGTTAGCTACTTTGATGAAGCATCAGATGTTCTCCAAAAGGGTGATCAGATTAATGTTACTCGCGAAGTAGGCACAGCTTACTTGCACATCACCTATGTTCGATCAATTAGTGCGGCAGGCGTTGTTACTACAGCGGCTGGAACAACCATCACTGATTAAGTAGTAAAACTGAATGGGGCTGCTCTGGTGGCCCCTTTCTTTACATATAAAGGTTTCTTATGGCTTCAAAGTTAGAGTTAATTAATAGTGCGCTCATTCTTATTGGTGATGTTCCATTAACATCTTTGACTAGCGGTACTCGCGCTCAAGTTGTAGCCACAACGTTGTATGACAATATTGTTCAGAGTGAACTCAGTAAGTTTCGCTGGGGCTTTGCTCGGACTCAAGCGCAACTAACAAGAGTTTCCATTCCTGGTTCAGACCCTACTGAGGGTGTTGTTCCAGAGTTTGAATGGCAGGCAATGTATTATCTTCCTTCCGATTGTTTGTCTTTGACAAGAATAAACCCATCTGTGCCGTATCAAATTTATGCTGATATTGAATCACCAGAAACCGCAAGCACCCAGATAGTTTATTGCAACTTTGGAGCTGCAACGGTTGATGAAGATACTGGTTTTTATTCCACAAAACTATTTGCTGATTACACGCGAAATGTTCCAGAAAATGAATGGCCTGCATACTTTTCTAAAATGATTGAGTATGCGTTAGGCATGGACTTTGCCCCATCTATTCGTGACAGTGCGGCCTCTATGGAGTTACTAGCTAATCAGTATTTGAATGCTAGTCGTATGGCTCGCTTCACTGACTCGCAGCA